AAAGAGTTCTTGATATTATTAGATTTGACGCAAACGCGTATAAAGATGTATCACAAAGACAAATATCTCTAGTTTAATATGAACCACTTTCAAGATTTACACACCGCAAAGCAAGAAAATCGTAGAATGAGACTTCTACTTATCGAACAAAAGAATCAATACGAGAAATTGATAAACGATTTGAGACGAGAAATCTTACGACCTAAGATTGACATAACACAAACAAGCGCAAAATGGGCAGACGTTATGAGAGCAGTTTGTCAAATCTACAACATCACACCTGACGACATCTACTCAAAGAACAGAACGCAACACATACTCTACGCTCGACATACTTTTAACTACATTTGTAGACGTACATTGAGAATGTCACTTGAGTCGATAGGTAGAATCATTAATCGTGACCATTCGACTATCATTCATAGCGTACGACAAACACAAGACTTGATTGAATATGACAGAAACTTCGCCAAGACCTATCAACAGGCTCACGGACTATTGGATTCTTATTGCAACGAAGAGTCTACAATCGTCGATACACATCTTGAAAGAAGAGAGCGATGTGTTGCGCACGAAGAAGCGATATGAGAAAGACGGCTATTTTGTAACGATTGAGAAAAAATAATTTGTAATTACAAATAATCTTTCTATTTTTGTAGTGTTGAAGAAGTCGCAAATCATCGAAAATCTAACAACTCAAAAGTGGGTCTTCGATACTTGTCTTCGCATCTCAAAGAACAAAGAACTAGCAAGAGAACTCTATCAATACTTTTTTCTACTACTACTCGAAAAAGATGACGCATATGTTGAGAAACTACACAACGACGGATACTTACAATGGTGGGCAATTAAAGTACTACACACAGCAATCAATGGTAATCGTCACCCATTTCAACAGAATCGTATCTACGACAGCGTTGACGTGTATGAGTGTAATCTATCAAGTGACGACAAAGACCATCTAGTACAAGAAGAAGACTATGAGCAAGAGAGAAACAAGATACGAGCGTACGACTTCATCATTGAGAGTTCTCATTGGTACGAGCGTGAACTCTTTAAGATGTGGCTTGATGGTAATTCAGCGCGTTCACTACATCGCAAGACAGGAATCAGCGTACGTGAGATACTTCGCGTCGTAAAACTTATGAAACAACTAGTACAAGAACAATATGAAAAAACAAACCCCAATGAAATTCGTCGATAGATTTATGACAAATCTCGCGAAACTACACGAAGAAGCAGGTGACACTTTTAGAGCGCAAGAAGTCAAAAGACTTCACAAGCAATTTGAAGGACTCATCGAACAAGAAGAAGAACTCTTGAAGAAAGCGTTTGTCGACGGCTACGAGACAGAACTCAACGCTCACTCTACAAAGTCACAAATACTAGCACAACTTTACATCAAAGAAAATTACTTATGACACATCTAGAAATCTTGGGTATCGCTTCATTGAGCATCATACTCGTAAACTTTGGCAAACCTGCTGACATTATCAAGACCTTTTTGTATGGTCCGAACCCTTTTAATTGGCGACGATTAAAGCCTTTTGACTGCGCATTTTGTATGTCGTTTTGGATTGGCTTAGGTTATTTTACTTATCACTATGGATTGACAGGCGTTCTTTATGCGTCAATTTCGACTATCATTGTAGCACTACTAGAGACAAAAATATGAACTTTGAAGACATCGAGTTTGTTGTATCACTTGAACCCAAATACAACACGTACAAAAAGACACAAGTCTTGTCATTGAATCCTGAAGAAGCGCATCGTTTGAGAAGCGTCTATCAATCTTTGTATGGGCGCTCAATGCCATCTTGCTCAACTTGCTTTGTAGAGAGTTACTTCTCGCTATTGATTTTCTGTCAACAGAAACTAAACTCAATCAAAGAACAAGCAGAATGGAGAGAGAAACAACAAGCAATTGAAAGAGCGACTATTGCAGACGACGAGCAACCCAAACGTAGAAGAAAGAAGAACAATGAGCAACAATAAACAAAGTAGACAATGCAAACACCGATAGAAAAACTATTTGATTATCTTGGAGCAATGTACCCACAAGCAATGCCTCACACAGCAGAGCAAGAGCGACTACTAGTCGACGAGAAGATACATCTTCAAGAAGCATATAACGCAGGATTCTCTTACGCAAAGAAAATGTATGAAAGCAACACTTGAGTTTGACTTGACACAAGAACAAGAGCAATTTGAAGACGCTATCAATGGTTGGAAGTGGTCACACGCTATGTGGCAACTCGACCAATATCTCAGAGCAAAAGTAAAGTACGCTAGTGATGACGCTCACACAGAAGCAATCAACGCGTTTGAAGAAGCAAGAGACGAACTACATCGCATTCTAAACGAAGACAATCTTGCAATGAGATGAAGAAACACACGATGACATACTTGAATCATTTTGGCTACGACATAAGCGACTTTATACCTTGCGAAGTTTGTGAACGCACAGCCGTTGACATACATCACATCGAAGCACGTGGTATGGGTGGCTCATCAATCAAAGATGTCATCACAAATCTTCAAGCGTTGTGTCGAGAATGTCACACGAAATTTGGTGACCAAAAACAATACAAAGACTTTCTTAAAGAGAAGCATCGAATCGCTTTGAGCAAGTGTCAAAAATAAAGAGCAAATAAAGAAAAAGATGCCAACAGAAAAACAACTCGCAAATCTACAACCATTTCAAAAAGGTGTAGTAACGAACCCGAACGGGAGACCAAAGAAACTAGTCACGCAACTCAAAGGTCTAGGCTATTCAAAAGACGACATCAATCAAACTTTGATGAATCTAGTCGCTATGTCACGCGAAGAACTCACAGCGATAGACAAGAGCAACGACTATACTATTCTAGAGCGCATCGTTGCAGGTGCGTTGCTTAAATCACACGACAAGAACTCTCTCTTCTCGCTTGAGACTTTGCTCACTAGAGTCCACGGCAAACCCAAAGAAGAAGTAGAGACGACAATCAAAACAGAAGAACCAATCAAAATCACACTTAAACTAGACTAAATGACAACTTACATCGGCAATGGATGGGAGAACGAGTACGGAATCAATCTCTCAATCAACATCAAGAAACTGAATGACGCTATCGAAAGCGGTGAACTAATCGTCAATCAATACGGTGACGTACGAATCAACTGCAAGAAGATGAAAGCACCTCACGAGAAATCAAGAGCGACTCACGCTGTGAGTGTACCACAATCAAAGAAAACTGAAGAATTACCGTTCTAATGAAAAAAAGTTGGAGAGGTAGCGATGTACTACCACCGCACGACGAAGACTTGAAACTCGTCATCAATCAAACAGACGAAGTCACTCTTGCTCGTTATATGGACGATATGTGGATTGACGAATACACGAATCGTTTGATTCACGTACGATATTGGATGCCTATACCTATACCACCGAACGAATGAGAGTAATTCAGTCAGGGCATATCGGTGATTTAATCTATTCTCTTTCCGCAACAAAGAGAGCATCCGAGTTGCACGGAGAGAAGATTGATTTTCACATCGGATTCCGTGAGCAGAACTCAACACCGAATCATCCCGGTGGTGGGTATTGTATGAACCCAATTTCCTATGCTTACATCAAGCCATTGCTTGAGTTCCAACCATACATCCAAAGTGTGCAGATGAACTCTCACGCTGATATCGTCTATGACTTTGACAAATTCCGAAGGCACGAACTCAACTTGAGTGCTGGCGATTTAAGAAGAAGCCATTTCTTTGTCTATCCCGAATTGACTTGTGACTTGACTCAACCTTGTGTGTTTGCACCCGAACCGATTGAAGAGATGAAGGACACAATCCTTTTGAACTTTAGCACACGCTATCGCAACAATGGTATTAACTACAAATCGCTCAAGAATCACAAGTGCATCTTCTTTGGATATGAAGAGGAGTATCACGCATTTTGCTCACGCCACCAGATAGATTGTGAACACCTAAAGGTGAGAGATGCTTTGGCATTGGCACAGGTCATTAACTCGGTGAAGTTGGTGATTGGGAATCAGTCATCAACCTTTGCACTTGCAGAGCAAATGAAAGTCAAACGGATGCTTGAGTCCTATCATCATTGCCCGAATGTGATTCCGATGGGAGGAGTCGCTTATGATTACAACAAGAACTACACCTTTGAAAAAATACTAAATGAACTTATTGATATTAACTGACGGAATGAATGGTGTGGTTTATCACCGCATCTATACACCGCATCTTCGTTTGCAGTTGGACGGACAAGCAACAATTGATATTTGCCAATCACAAGAGCAATGGATGACGGTTGACTTCTCCAAATATGACCTTGTTGTTTTCTCACGATGGTTGGGCAAATACCAATACGATGTGCTGAAGCGAATCGCTCAAGCAAAAACACCATACATCGTAGACGTTGACGACTATTGGGTATTGCCTAAATTCAATCCCGCTTATTGGGCGTATCGTCAAGGCATCAAAAACGCAATCAAAGACGCTCTACACTACGCAGACGGTGTCACTTGCACGACGGAGCAACTACTTGACCAAGTCAAGCAATACAACAAGAATGCAATCGTATTGCCTAACTGCTTAGACTACGAACACGAGCAATGGCGACACTCACGTCTAGACAACGAGAAATTCAAAGTAGGTTGGGTCGGTGGCATCACACATCACGAAGACTTAAAACTCATCGTCGATGACATCACTCGTTTAGGCAACGAAGGCTTGATTGACTTCTACTTGTGCGGTTACACACCTAGCGACATATGGGATTCAATTTGCTCAATGTTCAAAGGCGATTGGTTTCACGTCGTTCGAGGCACTAGCGCAAACGCTTACGGTGAAGTCTACAAACACTTTGACGTAGCAATCGCACCTCTACAAACGACAAAGTTTAATTCTTGCAAGAGCGAGTTGAAGATTCTCGAAGCGAGTGCGTACGATTTGCCTATCGTAGTAAGCGCGTGTGAACCATATCTCAATCACATCGACAATGGTGGTGTAATCTTCTCAAAGAACGACGAGTGGTATGACTCAATAAAACAAGCACTCACAAACGCTTCTCACTTAGGTACTAACAACTCGCAGTATTGCAAGAAGTTTCACGACATTAAATTGTGGAACATCGCACGTCTTAAATTCTACGAAAGCGTATGCAAATAGAGTACGTTCGCCCTCGATTGACTTCTTATCAAAAGAACATTCTTGACTCAAAAGCAAGATACACAATCACAGCGGCGAGTACTAAAACAGGCAAGACTGCATCACACATCATATGGCTCTTTGAACAAGCACTCAAGTTGCGAGATGGTCAAAGTGTGTGGTGGGTTGCACCTGTATACCAACAAGCAGAAATCGCGTATCGTCGTATGAAGACGCAAGTCACAGACAAGAACTTTTTCTTGACGAACGAGTCGAAGTTGTTGTTGACTTTGCCGACAGGTGCAAGAATAGAGTTCAAGAGCGCAGAGAAGCCCGACAACTTGTATGGTGACGACGTGTACGCTTGTGTCTTTGACGAAGCATCACGAGCAAGAGAAGAGTCGTGGTTCGCTCTACGTTCTACACTCACAGCAACGCAAGGCAAATGCAAGTTAATAGGTAACGTCAAAGGCAAAAAGAATTGGTTCTACAAACTAGGCGAACGAGCAAAGCAAGGCGAACACGACTACGAGTATTTCAAGATTACAGCGTACGACGCAGTCAATGAGGGTATCTTGCAACTCGATGAAGTAGAACAAGCAAAGAGAGACTTACCAAAACACGTGTTCGATGAGTTGTATCTTGCAGAACCTGCTGACGACAAATCAAATCCTTTTGGTATTGATGCTATTCGAGCGTGTTACCAACCTGTGACAAGCAATCAAGTGGTTGCTTATGGTATTGACTTAGCGAAATACACTGACTATACGGTCATCATTGGTATTGATGCGAATAATTGCGTATCATATTGCGAACGCTTTCAAGCAGATTGGGGGCAAACTCAACAACGAATCATACAACTAGTACAAAACACACCCGCTTTTATCGACTCAACAGGTGTAGGCGACCCGATAGTAGAGCAAATACAACGAGCGTGTTCTCGCGCTCAAGGCTTTAAGTTCACATCTCAATCGAAGCAACAACTCATCGAGGGTCTAGTTCTTGCAGTACAACGCACGGAGATACGCTTTCCCGAAGAGCCTATCGGTTACGAGATGGAATCTTTCGAATACGAGTACACAAGAACGGGTGTGAGATACTCGGCACCTAGCGGACTTCACGACGACTGCGTTTGCTCACTCGCTCTTGCTCTAGATTGCAAGTCAAAGAACAAGCCGGGACTTTTTTATTTTGCTTAACACGTTACAAATTGAAACGCAATGAATTGGAAAAACATAACAATTGAACAACTACAAGAACTCGCTTCAATCAATCACTTTGAAGG